GCGTATGGCGTTAGCCCACTCGCTGGTTATCTTGTCTCCCGCATATTTGGTTTCTGGTTCAATCATCAAAATCACCATACACAAAATGATAATTGCTTGGCATACAAGAATCGCCTCAATTACTCTATTGCCCAATAACTCACCGTCAACGTGCCCGCGGCGCTGTGGTGGACCGTGATGTTGGTCGCGTTCACCTCGTACGCGAGGGCGTAGGGCTGGACAGCGTTGGCCGTGATGAACACTGTGCTGGGCGTTAAGCCGAGTCCGTGCGCGATGGTCCCATTATTCGCTACGGTGGCGGTTCCCCTCTTACTCTTCTTCTGCGCCCAATGGTCCGTCACATACTGTAGCAAGCTGCCGTTGACTCCCGCCGTGACCGCCGTGTCAGAGTGCGTTGTACTCAAAACGTTGTGGGCTCCCGCTGGGGCTGTGGCGTCGATTTGCACGGTGACTTTCTCGTTGGGGGCGCTGTCCGCCACGGTCAAACTTATTCCTGCTCCCGGAACAAAATCGAGGGTTCTTCTGGTGCCGACGACCGTGCCGCTTTTGGCGACGTTTACTCGGGCGACGGCATCCAACAGATCCGTCACAAGAAAGGCGTCCGTGCCGCCCGTCTTGTGCGTATCCTTATGGTTTGATAGGGGCAAAGGTTCTAATCCTCCTACAAGAGACTCCATTTTTTTCGTGATTAAATCAAACAGGGGAAGATATGAGTCAAACCTAGAGCAATCGAATCGGGCGCTGTCAAAGAAGGCTTTATCCGTCACTTCTGGTTCCTCAGACCTGGGTTACGAGGAAGGCTCTGGCCGTGGCGCCTGACGTCGAACTTCCCGTTAGGCTAAGGATTCCCGCTTCGATCATGGCGCTGTAAAGGTTATACTGCGGGTCGGTGATGACGCTGTTCACGCTCATTCCGCCTAAGCCAGTGTTGGGACCACGATCCAAGTACGCGCGCAGCATGAGTGTTGAAAGCAGTTTCACTACGACGGATTGGTTGCCTGTTAACGTCGCTGAACCGCCCACAGTAGTAGCCATTGAGAGGCCAGCGCGCAGGTTCACGTAGTTGATTGCGTTGTCGATGAGCGCGGCTAGGTTCGTTAGACTGATGTCCGCTACCGTGTAGTTGTTCTCGTCCAAAATATTCTGAGCCGTTATGGTTGCCATTAAGCTGCCTCCACTGCCCGCGTTAATTCAGCGAGCCATTCACTGTAGAGCCAAGCGTTATGTTGAACTTTAACCAAGGAGGGGGCGCGGGTCAAGACCTCTTTTATCAAGTCACTTTTGGTAGGTTGCGGCTGGACGGGCTTCTCGGCGACGGCCTGTGGCTTCTTCTCCAACGTTGGCTTCCTGTAGACACGATTTTGTTCTGGTTCACTCATGATTTAATCACCTCACCATTGCCCGACGAACTCGGCTAAACTGAACAGTCGCTTCACAATAGCGTTCTTCAACGCCCAAATCGGTTTCGTGCTGTCATCCATGTTGATGACGGTGAAGTAAGCAAAGTAATGCTTTGGAAACGGAATGCCTTCTTCACGCACTGATTCCAGATGCACGATTAGTTTTTTTGCTCTCATGAAACCTCGATTCTCCAATTTACCATAATGATACCGCCTGATCCAACATGTTAGGCACGTCAAATGCGGTCGCCGCAGTTGCCCGTAGAAGTCGCCGTTAGTGTACTTGCAGAGGGGGTGGCAGTTCATGCGGGGCGCATCACCATGCAAGTCGCGCCTTCAAAATCTGTTTTCGTGAGTCTCCCAGGATAGTGGCAACCGAAGTTTTTGGGTGGAGTCTCCTTCATGGTCCAGTAAACGCAGTTGCCGCATTGTTTTGCCATGTTGGCTTGGCCGCCGTAGTATCGGCGGATTTTGGCCTTCCTTTTCTCTTCTCTGTACTTTTCCAGAAAGTCCATCAGGTCACTCCTAACTCCCTATATTGCGGTGAAGCCCTGAAAGGCAGTTTTGGCCAATCAAATTCGATTATCATGGCTTTCTTGTCGCTGTACCTTTCATGAACGGTGCAGCGGTACTCGTGTTTTGGTCGGTCAGCGTCCAATTCTGAATCGCTGTTAACGTGCATTCCGCGGGGGTAACCAAACTTGCCAGTGTACGTAACCGCCTCCATTGCGCAGTCTGAAGGCTTCGACCCTTCACTGCAGTATAGGTGGCAGGTGCATTCCACTTCTGATTCGCCCGGACTCGCGTAGAGTATGTTTCCGCAGCGGGGGCACTTCACCATTAGACTCACGTTGAATCCTCCTTGTTTTCTAATTGACTAAAAAAAGGGTGAATTGTGGAATAGATCGAATATGTTTATGATTCAGTCAGTTTGCCGATGGCGTCTTTGTACACGGTAATGCTGTCTTGACGGAATGACACTACTGCACCGCTTAGGTCGCTTATGGGGTCGCTGTAGTTTTCTACACGTAGCCAACGTTTGCGTCCTGTAATCAACGCATTGTTTTTGTCGAATACAACCGTCTTGCAAGTGGTGAAAGCCTTGTTTGTGCTTAACGCGTTTACGTCGGCGTAGATTACGTTCATGCCCGCCCAACCTATTGGGAAACCGCTTTTTATGAAGTCTCGCAAGGTGTCAACTTGCGCGTTGGTAGCTCCTGCCGTGTCTATGATGCTGTGGATCATTGCGTGGTGTGTTACGACTATCGTGTTTGGCAGGAATCCATCGATCAAGCAGTCGCTGAAAACGTCGCGTAAACCTGTAACGCCCGTGTCTATCCATTTGCTTGTGTTCGCCGTTGTGCTTGACACTGAGTTCAGCGTGCCATCACCGTCAGGCGGCGTTGCCAAAATGGTTAAAGCCAAGTCACTGGATTTTTCGCCGCATTGTTTGCCTGCTTCCTGAACCGAAAGTTGCAGTATGTCCCAGTTCGCGTCCTCGCGCAAGTCGCCAGCTACGCTGAACGCGCATTTGTAAACCTTGGTGAAGTCGAGTGTTGCCTGCAGTGTTTCGACGTTGTTCAACGGGGCTGATGCGCCGCTGGGGCTGTCGCTTACCGATACGCTGCCGTCTTTGAGAATGTCAACTTTCGTGGTTGTGCCAGGTGATACTTCGTCGGGTCCGAACAGTCGTTTGCTTATTGCGCTTACTATGTCGGCTTGCGCAGCGCACGTTTGTATCTCGGTCCAGAGTTTCACTGGGATCAGGTAGTAGGCGCCTTGGATGCCCGTGGTGCCACTCGAAGCTAGGAACTCTTTGATTTTGCCGTTTTCCTTGTCGAAGAACTGTCGGAAGGGGATCGCTCTGATGTTCGCCATGAAGTTTTCGGCTTGCGGTCCAAGATTTTGGAATGCTTCAATCAGTTTGGGTTCGTACATGTCGAAGTGCGGTTTTGGGCCTTCAAGTTGCTCGCGGATTACGCCTGCTATGCTTTGGCGCACGTCCTTTGTTTCGGACGCTGATGCGATTTCGCCTAGTTTCTGGAAACCTAATACCTCAGTCAGTTTCTCCATTGTGAGTCACCCTAGATGCACTTGCCGACAAGAATTGGTATTTCCTCTGTTCCGCCCGTGCTGCCTTTACATAGTGCCATTCCCAGAATGTAACTTGTTCCGCCGAACGCGATTGACTGTGCTACGCCCCATGTGCCGCAGTCCTTAACTGCCGCTACCGTTGTAGTGATGCTGTTCATGACCATACTGCCCATTAGGATGCTGTTTGCTGTGCCCGCGACCATCATTTTGTAAACTCCGTAGAACAGCACCGGAATCGTGTCGCCGTCTGCAGCCGCCGCTCTTGTGGCAACTCCTATTCCGTCGCCTAGAACGGTGCTTGGCGCAACCTCGATTTCGCCGTCTGTCTGCGTTGTCGTCACGGTGACGCATGACCCTTCAAGGATCACGGTTGACGCCGTGCATGGAAGTATGCATTTGAAGTCGAATAATACTCCGTCTTTCTTGTTCCATCTATCAGTCATTTTTCTTGTCCTCCATTGATTCGTTTTCTGTTTTACGCCTCTCGGCGTGTAATAGGGCGTACCCTAGTTACCTTTAGAATTGAGAAGTGAAATGGGAAAGAAGGGGGGGGCGTTTAGGTTTCTGTGATTACGCCGATTGCATCGTCGTAACATGTTACGCTATCTTGCCTGCAACTGATGATCATGTTCGCCAAATCTTCTATGGGGTGCGCGTACTTGTCTATTTGCATCCAACGCTTGCGTCCCGTTAGCATCGCAACTGTTCTGTTGAAGAGGATGGTTACGCAATTCGTCATCGCCGTGCCAGTTGGTTCAAGGTTGCACATTACTGGACTATCCCAGAAGATGCAGTCTAACGGTGGCGGCGTTTTGATTTTGAAGTCGAATCCTTCCGCCATCGGTTTAGTGTCGTACGCGAGGTTTATGTTGTTTGCCAAAGCATCCAACGTAACGTGCATACTGTGTTCCCAGGCTTCAGTCGTCATCACCAGTGTGTCAGGAACCCAGCGATCCACTGTCAACTGAGACATGAGGCTTTTAGCCGCTGTAGTGTTGTGGATGCTAAAGGTTGTTGCGCCCGCCCATTTGGTTTCGTCCGCGTCGCCGCTTGCGCCTCCGTTTACTGTGCCCCAGCCGTCCGTCGCCATCTTCAAAACTGCTAATGCGAGGCCTGTGGCTTTTTTGCCCATTGCCAACGCTGCACGCTGTAGACACCAGGGGATCAACGCGGTTTCAGTGTCCTCGTTTAAATCGCCCGCAATGGATGGTGCAAGAGTGAATGTGATTGGCGATAGGGTTGCTACTGCCGTGCCCACGGTTGCTGTGGGCGCTGATGCGCCGCCTACCCAAACGTTAGGCTGGAAGCTTTCGTCGTCTGCTACGGTTACCTTGAGGTCTGCGCCTTCCCAACCGTCTATGACCCAACCGCTGATTAGCGGAACCTTGTCTGTCGGCTGACTGTACGTGAGCAAGTCGCTGTGAACCTTGTCCGCTACCAAGTAGTTGCCGAGGGTCGTGCCTTTCTGGATGAACTCTGTCAGTGGAATGTTCCGCAGTGTCTCTTTTATGAGGTAGTAGTCTTCGCTTTTCTGGTTGTCGAGGATGCTTGCGTCTGACGGGTGGAAACTGCCCAGTTCATCCATAGAGTCCTTCACGGCGCGGCGTTGCTTCTCGGTTTTGTCAATCATTTCCTGAATACTTAGATATGGTTTGTTCAGCATCGTCATTCACCTTACTGAGGTTTCCACGTTAGGTCCGGCTCTTTCTTGGCGGTTTGCTCCTTGGCTTGCCCCTTGAACTGGGGCTTCAGCTTATCCTTGAGATTGTCCGTGTCCGTTTTGAGAGAGTCCACTTTAGCGTTTAAGTCTGCGGTTTCCTTCACTTTGTTTGTTTCTTGCTCCTTCTGTTTCGCCTCGAATGCCTCTGCTTTCTTGCGGTATTCCTCGCCGCTTTGGGTTACTTCTACAACTTTTTTATCCGCTACGTCCAAGAGACCTCGAAACTCTTTGGTTTCTGCTAGGAACATTTCCTTCAGTTTTCCGAACTCCGCATTCAAAACTTCAAGTTCCTTCGTTTTTGTCGCATTGGTTTCTTCTAATTTCTTGTTGTTTTCAGTCAAGATTTTAACGGTGTCCTTTAAAGCAAGGATGTCTTTGTTGAGGGGCTCCAAGTCGGGCATCTTGATCTCGCTTACCCTCTTCTCTAGTGGGGCAATGTCTGGGATCTTAATTTCAGCAACTTTCTTTTCGAGTGGTGCTATGTCGGGGATCTTCAGTTCCTCAAACTTCTGCTTCCATGAAGTGTCGTCTTGTGGATGCTTTTCCAGATGCTCTTTCCATCCTAAGTCATCTTTGATTTCTCTCCATCCTAAGTCGTCTTTAGGCACCGCCTCAATCTTTCCCAATGCGTCGCCGTGAATGATGCTACTATTTTGTGCAAGTACCTTCAGGGCTTCAGTGATTTGGTTGAGGGTCTTCTCGATTTTCTGGTTGTTCTCGTTTGAGATCCTGTTTTCCTTTATTTGGAGAGCGCTAGTTTCCTCTGTGAGTCCTTCCTTCCGCAACTCTTCGAACGTTGGCGTCTGCTGTGTAGTCAGTTGCACCTTTTCGGGTGGAGAGACGGTTCCCAACTTTGTTTCGCCCAGTTTGCTCCTGCAGATTGCCCATGCTGAGGCGTCAGGATGACCCGCAGCAATTAAATCGTCTACGCAGGCTTTCAATGCTGGCGAACACGGTTCACCAAGTTTCATTTCAACGTTAGCTGGTTTCTCTTGTCCTGCGGGTTCACGTTTAGGATGGATTTTTCCGTTTTGGATAGCTAAACAATATTCTTGCGGTGATGAGGATGCTCCGTCGTTTGAACTTATGCAATCCTGCAAATCCGTGTATCCTGCTTTTGCCCAGTCAAATGCTTCTTTTACTTCCTGTTTTCCGTCTGTGATTACGCCTGTTTTGCCTACTGCAACATGTCCTTCCTTCCTTATTCCAATGTTGCTCATTCTTTCTTTTTCCTCTCTGTATTGTATTACTGTTTCCAGTAACCGTGAAAGCCCATGTTGCTCGGTCTCCATCAACTCGATGGTTGTTCCCTCTACCCCGGGAACCTCTGGGGCGACGACTAGGCTCAGCGCTTGGCCCACGATGCCGTGCGGCTCGCTGGTCAAATTGGTCTTGATGAAGTGTTCGCCGTGCATATGCGCGTGGAACTCTTCCTCGCTATAGAATCGTTTCTCGACTCCACGTTTCTTGCATTCGGGGCAGACGTTATGTAGAAAGTTTGCTTCGACACTGATTCCCCTGATACTAGATTCTTGGGGGTTGCGCCCGTACATGCGGATCATGTCAACGTAGGGTTGCTTGTTGACCACGGCGACATACTCTAGGTTTCCGTCGGCGTCGTGCTCCATCCACTCGACCGTGCCTGCCTTCTTGTTCATGTCGTGGTTGATGGTGACGGGTTTCCCTATCCAAGTGCGAGCTGACTTCTGGAGTTCCTCGTCAACATATTTTCTTCCGTTCTTGCTTATGGCGTTGCTCCGCAGGGCTACGCCCTTGATTTTGACGCTGTTCCTTCCGGAGTCAACGACCTTGAGTTCCGGGGTGAGCCAGTTGAAGCTCTCGATTATGGGTTGATTCAATTTCTTCGTCTCCTCATTCTTCTGATTAACACTGTTAGTAGCCCGTACTCCTCGGTTGTGAAGTCTAAGGGTCTCCTGACTCTTGGCTTGAAGGCTGAAGGCCGAACTTCGGGAACCGTGACAACTGGAGGCGGGATTCCCAATGTCTTGTTGAAGGCGTCGGATAATCCTAGCGTTTCCAAGATTGTCCTGAAAAGTGACTTTGCCCTAGTCTTTGCGTCTAAGACGCCAAATTTCTCTGTTAGAGTTCTGTGTATCGTTTTGGCTCGACTTTTACCATCTAATGACCCTAGAATCTCGGTTAAGGTTCTGTGAGTTGTCTTGACACGGGTTTTGCCGTCCAACGCCCCAAAGACCTCGGCGAACGTTGCGGAGTGCGCGACAAAAGCCGAGTAATCCACTTTCCGAGTGAGCCGCCTAACACGGCAAGTGCCAGTCAAATCCTTGCTATAGAGAACGTAAACTTCTGCGCCGTTGATTTTTGCCCACGTATTCAGAATTGCGGAAACGTCTATTTCACGCCAAGCATACGAGGAATAATTAGGGCTGTAACTTGCTGCAAGCACCCATGCAGTTCCATTCCAAACGTAAACCTCAAGCGATCCACAGTCAGCGACAGTTAGCAGCGCTTCGAGCCTAAGTTTGATGCTGGTGATCGTGCCTGAACCCGCCGACGCTGCAAAAGTCCAGTCGCCCTCCTCTTTCGCGTCCAAGGCAACGCTAATGTAGTTAGCGTCTGAATCGTTCAAGTACGGACTCGCGCCCGTCTCTATCCAATCTACTATTCTAGCGTCGAAGGCGTTCGTGTAAACCTCTTCAACAGTCAGGGTCTCACCGACTCACGCCTTAGGGTCATGAACCCTGCTTCATCTGCACCGTCATAGTCAGCGTGAGGGTGTCGCCAGCGTCCCAGTTGATGCTTTCAGCCGCCTGCACTTGCCGACACAACATCGAAACCGTAGTACCCGCCGCATCATAGAATATGCCTTGCTCAGTCCAAGCATCCGTCCCCGTCAACGTCGCATCTATGGCCTGACTGAAAACCGCCACTAGTTGAGCCGTGTTATTCGTGATCCCGCCAGTCGTCACTCTTGTGCCAGTCGCGTGTTGCCTAACGCCTTTCTGAGTCTCCAATTGAGTGTCTGCGTGGCCTGCCGCCGTGGTTCCCGTCCCGATGGCAACGTAATCGTAAGCCGTCCCTCCAACATCAGTCAGCAGTAGTCCAGCCATGTTCGCCATTCCAACGTCAGCTATGGCCCTGTGCTTCTTCAAGTGAAGTCTTATCAGAAACCTATTCCATCGAGTGTTAGAACGGCTTTGGTTTATGATTTTTCCGTTCTTGTCCCTGTGAACCCAGCTAATCTCATCGATTATTCCGAAACTGTCCTTCTTTTCAAACAAGTTCATGCGCCTTCAACCGAGTCTCTTCAACTTCGCAATCAAGAGTTCCAAGGCTTCCTTCTCTAGGGCATTTAACTCCTGTTCTGTCTGGTTGATCTGGTCAATGGTTAAGGTGATTTCGCTGATGGTTTGGCGGCGTTCGCTTTGGATTTTCTGGAGTTCCGATATTTTCTGTCGTAGACTTTCAAGGTTTTCTGGAGCCTCAACAATTTGGGGAATCGCCGGTTTAATTGATTTCTTGACGAGGCTTGGGTGCTCCGTCATGTGGGTGCGCCCTCCCTCTTCTGGAACGGCTTAGTCTGTTGAGTTTGCGCCTGCTGTTGTGGTTGCTCCGTCTTCTGCGTAAAGATTTTCTCCTGTTGCTTCTGCTTCTCCAGTTGCCAAGCGTCATACATTTCTTCGGGGATGCCGAGTTCCTGTGCAGCGAACCGAGGGGGCATGATGTTGGCTGACGTGAGTTTAAGGTAGTAGTCGGCCATGTCCACTCTATGCGCCTCTGCACTCTCGAAGTGAAGCGTCGGAGTGTCCTTGACGCTGAAACCGCGGCTCTCTAGGAAGGGCTTGTAGACTTCTGTCTCGATCTTCCGCTTGAACAGCCGCTGCATGGGCACGACGAGGTTCGCTCTTTGCTGAACCATCATCTCCTTGCTCGAAGCGTACGTGCTACTGTACTGGAAACTGACGGGCGGCGTCATTAATCCGTCTACGAGTTGACATTTGAGGAAAGTGAGTACGTCGTTCAGGTTGCGTACTTCGCTGTCCCCCGTGCCGCCGCTCTTGTGCTCGATGGGGTAGCTGGTGACGATGTACTCGCCCGGCTCCCAGTCCTCGATTCGGCTCTTGATGACTTCCATGTCGTCGCCGCTTGGCACGAACTGGCCGTCGCCGATTTGGTACATTTCGCGTGGGAAGGCGGTTCGGTGCATGAACTCTTTAATGTCAATCTCTAACTGCTCAAGGATCTCGAACTCCGTTTCTAAACCAACCAGTAACGACGTGCCGTAGGGCCAAGTTGCCGACGTAATGTCCCAGGGAACGTGAACAATTTCCTCCGCATCCCATAGTGTGGGAGTAGACTCCCACGTTTTCTGTCTCCACTGGGTAACGTTGCCTTTACCGTCAGTCACGGCTGGATCAATGAGTTCTTGGGATGGAACGATGCGTACATTAAATGAGTCAAGATCCTTCTCCCAGAAGACGCTGCCGAATTTGGCTAAAGTAACGGAACTCTCATACAGCATTGTGTCTAATCCTATCTTCGCGTTTAACTCGTCGCAGGCGTCTTTCGCGTCGCTCGTGCGCGGGTAAGGCTTCCCCGCGTCGTCAGTGACTGGCGTCAGGAAAAGCCCTTGAGCCATGACTTGACCGGCAATAGTTCTGATACATGCCTTTGCGAGGGGGTGCCTCTGGTCGATGTTGCTGTAGTACCTGCATCTGCCCTCCCAGCTTAGTTCGCCAACGTTGATTCTGTGCGGTTTAGGCGACTGGCCCGACGCCACGTAGCCGCCTTTGAACGTTTCTTTTGCCTTGCCTTTTGAACGGCTGATTTCTAGTCCAAGCAACTTCATGGTTTTACTTTCCTGCTAAGACAAAACCCTGGCGATGTTTCCCCACTGTTTCTCTGGTAACTATCTCCACCGAATCCAAGGCGTCGTCGTGCTGGCCCCTTGGGAACTGGACCCACTCCATCCAGAACTCGCTCCTCATGTTCAGCAACGGGTTAACCAGAATGCGCTTCGACTCAAAATGTGAACTCATTGGAATAAACCGTTCCTCCTTGTTCTTCACGGTCTGCGACGTCACCATCGGCAAACCCGACAGCTCCTGCAGGAAGGTCAGGACCTTCTGGAACGCGTTGGCCTCAATGAATATCTTCGCGTAGTCGTGGAGGACGTGCAGGTGCTGGATCTTCTTCAGAAACTCTGGGAAACTGGTTCGCTCCGCGTAAACGTCCTCTAGGTAGGCTTGCCCCGTCTGTTTGTCAACGCATAGGGTGGCTACGCTTTGCAAGTCTCCTTCGCCAAGGGCTGGATCTACACCAGCGTATCGGATGCAACTTGAGTTAGGGGCAACGGTCCACTCGTGAAGCCACTCGCTCTTGAGGAGGTCTCCCTCCATTCCTGTAGGATCGTTTTGATATTGGCAATTGAATATGATGCTTCCAACTTGGTTTCTTCTGTCTTCAAGTTTCTCCCTCGTCCAATATTCAGGCCACAGTGGTTCGCCTTTATCATTTAAAGCTTTCTTGACGTCGTGCGGCCAAGTAACCAGCAGATCATTATATAGGTCATCATAACTCCAGCGAGTGCCAACAATAATGATGCCGCCCCAAGGATAGAGGGTGGGGTACAGGACCTTGTTGAACCAGAGCCGCGCCTTCTCCACCTGAAGCGGGGTTCGCACGTTCTCCTCGTCGATGATGTCGTCGCCGACGATGAGGTCGTTTCTGCCCCCCGTGATGGGACCCAACAACCCCGTGGCTTTAATTGTTGCATTCTTAGATATTTCCCTTCTTTTCACGATTAATTCGTAGCTAGTCCACTTCTTCGGGATTTTTGGCTTTAACTCGCCGAAAATGTCGATGTACCGTTCATCTGATTCGAAGCGGGTGATGATTGCCGTCAGGATTTCTTCGGCGAGCGACGCCGTCTTCGTGACGATGTTAACGTGCACGTCTGGGTAACAGCCGACGAGCCACGTGACGTAGTTGATGGTGGTGCATTCCGTCTTTGCGTGTCCTCTAGGCCACAGCAGCAGGAACCGCTTGACACTATCACTCGCCCCAGTCTTCAGCGGGCTAAACCTGTGCTGCAGAAACTCGTACCACTCGCTCTGGAACCCAGCGTTAACGTACCCCATCAGTTCAGTGAAGACTACTAGGCTGTTCCTTGCCACCAATCTGTCCATTGACGACTTTTCTTGCCCTGTTAACGAGATCGAAGTCTGACTCATCCAACTTCACCTCCAAAACCTCGCTCTTGCTATCAACCCTGTACTCAACCGCCGCCTTCGGCAAAACCCCAAGGCTCTGCAGAAACTCGCCCCTACTCACAACCGCCTCACGAAGATTCTTAACGGCCCCATTATAGCAGTGCCAACTCTCAGCCGCCTTCATCCGCTCCACGCCCTCCCAGCACTCGCGAAGAACCGCGTCAAACTCGCCAACAAGCGAAGCCTTCAACAACGGCACATCACTCAAGTCAACCAAGCCAGGTAGCCAACGCCCCCGAACCTTCCAATCCTCAATTAAACCCCACGACGACACCCCGTACTCTTCCGCCAACAAAGCCACATTCTTACAAATATCCAAACCCCTACGATGAACCTCAACAAGCCTCAACCTACGCTCACGTAAACTCTCATTCTCTATGTCAACTATCTGTTCGCTCAAGAATCAATCACCTTGCTCGTGAAAGGCATGATAACAACATGGGTTAAAGTGGCGATTGTAAATTCAGGAACATAGTCACCTTTCTTAAGAAGGTCTACAATACCGTCTTTCCACTGGGTAAACTTGGTTCTACGTTCATTGTGGTCGGTCTGAGTTTCTGGATTCGCAGTATCACAGCAATAGAAACCTAGTTTTGATGTTTCATTTGAAATCCATTCAGGCTCATCATAATCACAAACAGTACAGTAAGAGCGCCCCATGCCTCTGGAAATGTAGCCGTCTTCACAGACAGGACATCTGGAATCAGGAAACTCTTGTCGCATCCATCTAGCATAATGATCCAGACACCAATTCTGTTCCTTGCTCTGGTGAGGCGCTTCAACACGTTTGCCCTCCAAAAGACACTGATTGCAATAGTGAAACGGATACTCATCAATATGACATTTCTTTATTATGATGGAGATTCCTTTTGTCTCTTCGAAATGGGTAAAGGATTCACTTTCTCCTTCACGTTCAACCACAAACTCATCAATACTCAAAAACCTGTGACGATCCTTCAATGGATCTCTAGGGTGAATCTTAGGCGGGAAAGAGCAGCCATGAACCCAAATCCGCAAGGGAATGTTTAGACAAGGAACCAGTTTGAATTTCACTTTAACCATAAGCTGAAACCTCCAGTGCTTTCTTTATCCCTCTACCTTCAAGAGTTCACTCACAGTTTAACCTCAATCCTCAATTTTCCATAAGCCCCCCAAAGCACCTTTACGCGCCAACTTTTTTCGAATGTGAAGGTTTCTGATGAGACTCTACCCAGTAATGGGTTGCTACCCAAGTTTGGGTAAGCCACTACTATGTACATGTCAATCGCACATAATAAGGATAGCATGATCATGCACTACACTACTGTACTACATCATGCGCTACTACACTAGGCAGGGCATACACTAACTGACAGGTGACAGTTTCTGCTGCACTAGCGCACCAAACTATTAAGACTCAAGACACAGCGTATGTACATGCACGCACAGCACTACGATAAGCGTATATGCGCGCACAGAAGACCATCAAAGCACAATTCTGCGAGGACGCCGAAACGCTATGTTGAAAGACCATCACTATTTCTACGACGACGTAAACACGGCTCTGATGATAGTTCAGTGACTCTGTAACCAAGACCACGAACAGCAACATCAACAAAGAAACAGATACACCACCCCTGATCCCGACAACACCACTATCCGTAGTCGTACACACACAGGTAGATGGCCTTACCGTTGTTGAGGGTTAGGGCTGTTGTGGGTTTTCTGTGTTGTTGGTGTTGATGTTGCGGCGTTAGTGTGATGGTACGTTGTCATGGCGTTTGATGAGTGAGTGATGGTATGCTATTTGTTGTTGCTGTCTTTCTTTTTGTGTTGCCTAGTTAGGTTGATGCTTTCAGGCACCGGTGAAAGTGTTCACATGTTGTGGCGCATGATGGGTGCTTAGTGCAGTTCTTATTCTTTTTCTTTGAATGCCTGTTTCTCGTTGCTTCTATCCTCTTGTATTGTTATAGCGATATGTTTATAAGTATGTTGTGTATATAGTGTTGTTATAGGAATATGAGAACATGACAAGAAAATACGTGTACCATGAAGTCCTCACGTTCGTTCCAAACGAGAACCCCGTTGAGGCTGAAAGACCGAAATGCGATATATGCCAGGAGCCACCGTTTCAAGATGCTGACTTCAGCGAGAACGGCGTTAACTTCTGTGCTAGGCACTATGCTGCTTATAGAAACCTGAAAGTGAGGTGAAAAAGACATGAATATGGAAGAGCTTAAGCAACAATGGAACGCTCAAGTTCACGTGTGGAGTCCTGATAAAGAAGAGAGGAAAAAGGAACGCTTGAAACTTAGACAGATAGAGCAACAGATGATCCAATTAATTTCGCTTAAAGCTGGAATGATATTCTATGAAAGCTGGGGTTATGATCAGACACAGAATGATTTTGCGGTGATCGTGGAAGTTAGCCCAACAAAGAAGACTGCCCTATGCAGAACGGTGGGTAAGGATAGAGTGGGTGATAACAGCGTTAAGCCAAATGTGGATTGGAAAGATGGAAAACTCTTTCGCCTAGTGGTAGGATGTTTTCACGGTGAGGCAACATTACGCGGAACTTACCCTTTTTGTGATGGTGGAACAAGGGAAGGTAGTTTCAGGCTTTATGAGAACTGCCCTGTCTATGAAACCCCTGAAGGCATGGGTCACTAAACCCCTGATGAGCCTATGGAACTTAGGCGAAACCACATAGTTTTTTTGTGGTCGGGTCCAAGAGGTGAAAGAAAGAGATTAAGAACGTATGTGCAGAGAGTTTGAGAGCTCCAGTACGAAACCGTGCGGCAGCTTCTCGCTTAAACGCTAATGCAAGCCAGTGTTGCTAATGTACTAATGTTCGTATGCGCACATCCGTGCAACTGTACGATTTTGGCTCTGTCTTCTGGTATCTTGGGCCTTCTCAAGGGCTTAACCGCGCCAGAAACTTTGCTGAAATCCCGACTTTGAATAAATGCATCTGTATGTAAGAGTATATTGAGCAAAGTTCAGGTGTCAAGGATTCTTTCAGCGTTTCGGCGACGGGTTTTTCTTTCGTGCCGCATGGGTGGCCTCTGGGGTTGTATGCAGGATCGCAAGGCGGTTAGGTTGCCATCTTAACTGTACTGCTCTAAGCCGAATGATCTTTGGCGTTTGAACGTAGCTTAGGCGTTTAGGCGACTAGGATGGCCTCTCTGCACGCCTCAAGGAACCCAAACAAAAACTTGGAGGTTGAAGAAATGACTGAAGAAAAGATGGAGTGTTCTCATTGTGGCATATGTGTAACCAACAAAGCGTATGTACGGTTCTCAAAGGAAAGTAAATTATGCTGGCCATGCTACGAACTTAAATTTCCCAAGAAGGTTGAAGAGGGAGAAACGAAATTATGAGCAAAACGAAAAGCCTAGAATGTTTTGGTGATGCAAACACGAGTGATGCTTGTTGCCAATGCCCTGATAACTCAGAATGTTGTGAAGAAACGATTAGAGGTAGGAAGGGAAGGAAAGTATGAGTGTTTTTCTGTCTATCCGAGGAAGCTACAACGTAACTTTCGAGTGCAAACGTGAGGATAGGGAACTATGGAAGCAAGCGGCTCTGAGGATAATGCGGGACCCTGAGATCAAGGATAAAGATCCGTGCTGCAAGGTGGACTTAGGCGACTATCAGGATGTGTGCGGTAAACGTGGAGCCAGAGCCTTAAGACAGCTAGTAGCTAAACCAGAGGCATTCATTTCTGTAGAGCAATTCATGCAGTCCATCGAAAGCGGTTCTTGGAAAGAGCTAGAGTGCCAGCGCGAGCAGTTCAAGTGGTGTGTCAAGCAGATATGGCGTTACGCCAAGCCCAAGCTAGAGCTAGAGCGCCAAGTTCTTGAGGCGCTGTTAGAGGATGACAATGGCGGCTTGAGTCCCGAGTGCGTGACGGAGCGGCTATTCAAGAAAGGCGTGCTATGCGGTTTCGGCAAGGTGCGGACAACTCTGGGCCACTTGTGCAAACTGTATGTGGTTGAGCATCAGCATGGCCAATTCAGCGTGAGGTATGGGCTGATAGATTTTGAGGCATAACCTTTTATCTATCTATGTTTTTATGTTGTTGTGAGGTAAGGAATATATGGGTGAAGGCGAACTCAAAAAATGTCTTGCGTCACTTCATACAGAAATGTTGTGGAGAAGATACGCTAACAACCATAGAAAACAAAATGGTTCCTTTCCCCATCAGAACGAATATATTACTGAAATTTTGGATGAGGCTCGCAAAGAATTTCCTAAAAAATCATTAGATTCTGATTCAAATTATATTATGTATGAGACTGAAGAAATTGATGTATGGCTTTTGAAGTGGTTCGGAGGTGAATGAACATATGGCTTTACCTGAGGAAGTCAAGAAGCGGAGACAGAAAATAGTTATAACCTTAAGTCCAAGGGCTGAGGATTTGCTACGGGCGCAGAACAGGCGCAAGGGCGACATGAGCCGAATAGTTGAGGAACTGATCCTGGAGAAGTATGGCAGGGTTCTCCAGCCAGAGCCTGCGGCTTCGAGTCCGGCCTAGAGCTAGAGTTGTATAGCGTTATATTGCCGTGTTGAGGCACTCGATAACCTGATGCTCTACCAAGTCGGCGGCTTGCTCCAGAGCCTCAGCCTTCTTCTTGTCACCCGTTTTTCGGAGTACCTGTAGAATGCCATAGTCTAGTAGCATGGCTTGCTTCTTCAGTTCCTCAACGTCACTACTCATCTGTTTAGCCTACTGTGCTTCTATTTTGTCACTGACATCTTCCCAGTACAGCCATTCTTTGAAGACTGCAATTACTGGACCAGCATATTCTCTGATTACCAGTAAACCCTCATCCGTGTTATCTGCTAACAAACCTTTTTCTCTTTCAAATAGTTTCTGTCCAAGCGTGCCTTTATCGTCTGGAAACGGAAAGAAAACAACAACTTTCTTCAACAACAACCACCTCCATTAACCAGATGTCACGATTTGGTGTTGCCAGTCATAACGTTTGCTCGCCGCGTTAGCTGGAACCGTTAGAACCAGCGGCATACTGACTTTCGCGTAGGGCAGGAGAAGCGTGTTGTTTCCGAGCCAAGTCTGACCCCACCCGCTAGGCAAGCTAATGATTATCAGCGAGACAGTGAAGTTCTGGGTGCTATTGTTGAGAACCGTGAAGTTAAACTCGTAGGCGCTTCCAGCGTAGATCGTGCCCCAGTCAATCGTCCCATTAACCGGTATTGCCTCGCTATCCATGTAAGTGACTATCTGAGGAGCCTCCACGAAGGCGGTCTGGTAGTACTGGTCCACGGTTGCGGCTACCGCTGCGCCTACAACCAGCATACCAAAAAGTGCTAGGATCGACGCTTTATTTATCAGTGCACTATCACCTGTGGCGTGGCTTTAATCTCTGCCATGAGCCTCTGCAGCGCGTTATAGTCGCTCCTAAGCCTTTCGAGTTCGCTGCTTTTCTGTATGACTAGGTTCTGACTCTCCATGAGGGCTAAATCGTCTGGTTTCTCTGCTGTAAGCTCCGATATCTGAGCCTGCAACGCCGCTATAGTCTGTTCCGAGCTGGATTGAGCCTTATTTGACTGGAAAAGCTGGTTGCTTAGGCTACTGAGTTGCGTTTGGCTCTGGGTTGTCACGGCTTTAACCGCCGTCTCCTTCTGATCCGTGTACACACTCTTAGCTACAGCCAGCGTTGAGCCGCTTGCGAGTCCGCCCAAGAGCGTTGAGGCGAGAGGATCCCCTTTCAGGAAGGCTAGGAAGCTGGTGACGCGCGGCATTATCGCTGTTTGGAACAGTGCGACGGCTGGGTTGAGCCAACCAGTATGGTAAATGAGGGCGCCTACTCCGAGGCCCAGTGCGCCTAGTAGCAACGTTGTTTTATTCATTGAATCACCATTGGAACGTTAACGGTTTTCCGCCTGCGCCCGTGCCTGTCGACCTTGATTCCCACGTAGATGATGAGGCACCCGAACACGAGGGCGCCAGCGGTCACGTATGGGTAAGCGGAGACGAACGCTCCCAGCGCGGCTAGAATGCCATGGTAAATCGTGGTGTACGCGCCTATGGCGAAGAAGACGAGTCCACTTAGAACGCCCGCGACCCACGAGATGCACATGAACTTGACGAACTTGATCCACGTGAGCTCCGCCCAAGCGTGGTCGCCTCTGTCTCCCCGCCTCTCCACGTCAGACGCTTGGCTTCACCTCAAGGGGCTTAAGTGGGGTTTTAGGCGCTTCAGAAAATGGCGAAAGGAGAAGGTGCGCCAGTAGACCCCCCGGCTTAGCTAGTTGGAAGTAGTCCTCGACCTTCATCAGTACGGTGTGGTTCCATACGCCTTTTCGATTGTATTGATCCAGTTGCATTGGCACGATGTTGCTTACGGTGATGACGTGCTCCGTCGGCCACCACATCTGTATTACGGCGTTGCCCTGAAGTTTGTCTCCTATGTGGCAAAGCTGGTAAACGCTTTTCGTGTTCAGCAGTTTATCGACTAATGGGCTTTTGTATAGTTTGTAGCCGCCTTTGTCGAAGAGGGCGTAGATGAACTGTTCAGCGGTTATCATTGATTATTCTCACATCATATGCTGCCCAATTATATCCACATTTATGACATAATCCATCTTCAGCGATTCCAAGCGTTTTACATTTTGGACAGCGAATGAAATGCAATAATTATCACCTTACGCTGCAAACGTCTTCAAATAATCAATTAATTGAACGTAACTTCCTTCCGCATACTTGGGGATGCGCTTCGGATTCGGCTCCTCCATGTCCGTCTTGATCCTGTAGCTGCCGTCACCCCACTTTCGGAGGTCACCGTTGCCGTCCCGCTCAACCGTCACGTAGCTCGGGAAGAACTTGACCTTGCTGAGCCCGTAGTTCTTGAGCAACTGGCTGGTGGCTGGGAAACAGGTTTCCATGAAGTTCTTGATGCCGAAGTTAGTTGGATCATACAAATCCATTCCTTTCTGCACGGCGTAGGGTGCAAGCAGATCCCATTTGGTGATGACTACGGCTATTCCCTTGATTGGTTTACCGTGACACTGTTCTTTATGACTTATTACAGCGTCGAGGATATGCGTCACGTTAACGTCCGGGTCCGCGCTCACATCCTCGTTCTCCTTCTCCATCTGAAAATCGTCCGCGAAGATCAGCGCTCTCGAAGCGGGGATAACCACGATGAAGCCGTCACTGTCTTTGACGTAGTTGATGAGGTTGACGGCTGCCGAGTAAGCCTGGTTCCCCGGCACGTACATGTTTGCGCCGAACCGCGCTATCATGCCTTGGATGTCCTCGCCTGCGACGTCGCAGATGGGGACGTGAACGGTTTTTCCGCCCTTCCACTCCGTCCACTTCATGAGTAGGCCTGATTCAAAGGCGGCTGGCGCGTCTGGCGGCGTCTTCGGCGGGAATCTTCCGCGTCTAAGGTCGCTTGCGGCTTGAAGAATGCTGCTTGAGCCTTCTAGTGTTCTGCACGTGAAGTTGGGAAGATTGTTACTGAGTGTCTGGGTGGTTAAAACAGTGAGTGCCGCGACGGTGGTTTTCCCGCTTCCAACCGTGCCAAGGATGCTGAAGCGAGTCTTGTACTTGAACATCTGGCTGGGAAGCTGGCCCTGCTCCCGCTTCTTGTCGCTGAATATGCTACGGAAGACGTGACTCACCAAGTCACCTGTGTTGTCACTGTATTAGTGGAGCCTGTAATAGTAGAATATGCGAAATCGAATTTAGTATTGCAGACTGAGCACTGCATAACAATCGAATCCTTTTCATGTTTTGGATGCGTGTAGTCTTTACATTTTAAGCAGTAGATTTTCATGCCGCTACTGCCTCAAGCTTCTTTTCTTCTGGTTTAGGCTGAACTACTGGCACGGGTTGAGCCGCTATCTGCTGGGGAGGCTGATAATTCGGTTGGCCTTGGTATGACTGTAGCGTAACTTTCTTCTGCAGTATTTCGGGTCGCCTCGCCCACAGCTTCTTCACGCCTATCCAGAGTACGCCTCCCGTGATGAGTATGGCGCAGGTGTATATTGTGAAGTTGGTCACGTTCTCTGAGACGATGAGCGCTAGGCCCTGCATTGCTCCGCCCAGTCCCATGAGTATGCCTCCTCCAACGCCGTTCAACGTTGAGGAAACAGCCTGTTTGAATGGGTCGTTGACTGCGCAGGCTACGGCTACGGCTAGGATTGTGCTGAATACCGCCATTATGAACCAAGCTAGTTTTCTCATTGTTTTTGGTCACCTCTTTGCTTTTGATATGTGCCACGTCCCCTAGAGTCCGCGAGGACTTCGCCTTTGAGTATGTCAGCGGCTTCTGGCAGCACGAACTCGAATTTCTTGCCGAGGAAAGTTAGGACCGCGTGAAAGTCCGTGCGGCTCACGGTTTCCGCCATTATCGGATCACGAAAACTAGCGTCAAGAATGAACTGTTGTGCTTCCCGCCTTTGAAGGCTAACCAAACTTCGAGTGTGATGAGCTATTCTAAGGTCACCAATCCTTGTCTGGAGAGGCGAAGTTCGCAACTCAGCCGCAGAGATGAATGAACCTATAGTTGACATTCGCTTATAAAATCTTTGCTGTTTGTAAACTTTTCAGAGTTTTTATCCATACAAATGACAAGGTTTAGGTTTACAAACGTAAAGTTTTTTATAGCCAAACGTAAACATTAGTGTGAGGCATGTGAACGTGCGCAAAAGCCTACTGTTATTTGCCGTTTTAATCCTAAGCATCGGACTCGTTTCGGGATCAATGATTCAGAGTTTCTGGCAGACCGCGTTTGTTAAGACAAGCGGAGACTTGGAAGACCCGCTGGAAGCATGGAGCGAAACAAGCATCATCGTTTGGAAGTACAACAGCACGTTCTATGCCTCGCGCAACATGAGCACTCTAATGGTTATGGAGCTCAGGGACAACGCTTCGGCGGTCATACAGAATGCCGCAGGCAACTTATCGTCGATTGGCGGAACCGTGTTTGTGAAGACTGGAACGTACTATATTGACAGCACGATTTACCTCAACTACAGCGGCGTGACGGTACAGGGTGAGGGATGGGGGATAAGTGGGTGCGGAACTTGGCTGATTCTAACCACGGCGGGCATCCCCATATTCTACATTGGGGGAACTGCGCCGGCGCACACTTGGTTCATCACCGTAAAGGACATTGAGCTGGACGGGAACCATTTAGCCGGAACCAATGGAGTGAAAATCGGCGGGGACACGTACATCAGCGACGTGTGGTTCCAGAACGTGTTCTTCTACCAGTTCGGAGAATCAGGCTTAAAGGTGCAGGCGCACATGTACAAGGTTTGGAACGTCTGGGTTCGGCAATGTCTGCTGGAGGAGAACGGGCTGTACGGTGTCTATTTGACGGACGCTACGGATGTCACCACCCTGAACATTGACAGGGTCAGCGTCGAGAACTGCCACTTCTATGGTAACTTGAATAGTTTAAGATGCGACTCGCCATGCGTCTATGACTCGACGTTCTCGCAGAACACTGTAGAGCAAGAAAGACAGAGTTCTGTAAACTGCACTGGCGGAAGAAGCTGGAAGATACAGGGTAACCGCATCTTCGACTGTGGGACGGAGACCGCGAATACCTATGGCGCGGTCTACGTGAATGGGACTGGCGCGCTTGGGTACGGCGGGAACCCCGAATCATGGGTTATCACTGACAATCAACTTCAGGACCAGTTTGCCGTGCACATGAATTATAGTGTTTGGCTGACTGGCAACATCACGGACTTCCAAGTGAAGGACAACACGTTTGCTTCCCTCTCAACGGCGTACAGGGGCGACGGCTTAACTGTCTATTCCTCTAACATAGTTGTTGAGGGCAACAGCGTCGCGGTGCCTTACGAGGACGCTTCAGGCTACAGCTACATTGTCTTCACTGATGGTTCTAGCTACTTTATGCGTAACGGCTCGACGGGAAGAATAGACTTCAGCAGCACGAACGCGAGCCAAGTCGCAAACTTCGCCGTAGGCAACCTCACGGGCACGAATAAGGCTGGCATAGTTTTCGTTAAAGATGGAACCTATGAAGATGTCCATATTACGCTTGGAAAAAGCACTCGGTTGATAGGCGAAAGCATGTACGGCGTCATCTTTAACGTCACAACCGCAGGTAACTGCATTACACTGTCAAGTGAAACAGCGTATGCCGCTGGTTTCTCAGTTGAAAATATCAATATTGACATGAACGAAGTTGCAGGGCACGGCATTTACTCTGCGCACGCTTCAAACAGTGGTGATTGGGGTGGCGGAAGAATCGAAAATGTGTACGTTGATGCTGTCGGGGTTGGGAAGGCTGGAATCTACCTGATGGATCCGTTTCGCATGGTGGTACGCAACGTTTTTATTGGCACGAAGGGGACAGGCATATACCTTGGTGTTGATCCAGCCCTAAGCGTCCATTATGGTAACAGCCTCTTTGAGCAAATAACCATTTACCTCTTAGGAAATGACACGATAGGAATAAACGCTGAAGCAGATGCTACATATGTGCTTTGCCTGATGGAGTTTAACAGGATTGACCTTCTAGTCGAATACGGTTTGGGTTATACTAACACCACAGGGATGAGGCTGAGCGGGGTGCAGAACAGCCGATTCATAATGGTAAACGCTGAACATGTTTCATTAGCATTTAATTTGGCGCCGACAGAGGCAGTTCCTCAAACTCAATGGAACGATTTTATCAGTTGCCGCGCAGGCGACACAGTTAAATGTATATTACTTGGTAACGGCGCATATGACAACAACTTTGCAGGCGGCGAGTACTGGAGCGATGCTCCTGACCATTACATACTGTGGGATGACAATGGTCTTGCTTCAAACTTCAACAAGTTCACGGGCGTCACTTTCGGGCAAGGCGTGTTTGAACTTGGGTTAGCAACCAAAATGTACGGATGCACTATCAACAACAAACTTATGGAGAACATCGTCCTAAACGTTGCGAACACCACGGCAACGACCTTCGTGTTCAACCACGGACTCGCATCAACGGCGAACTCGGTTCAGGTGAGCTTCAACTTCACGGGCTGGACAAGCTGGACGTGGACAAGCACCACGACACAGGTCACAGTAACAATCACGGGGACGCTCCCAGCCGCAATGAAGATTCTCGCGGCGGACGTCAAGTACATTCCTTGAGGTTGATGGAGAATGGGAATCAAGCATCACACCGCGGGGCCGAATGAATGACTGAGGGAACCGCAAGCGAGGATTGAACAGTGAAAGAAGAGCAAATAACAATAGATCCTAAGAAACTGGAGCCTAACACTTTCTATTTGTTCTCTTGTAGAGACGAAAAATACGTTGCTAGAAGAACTGACAGAGACGTTGTTGAAATATATGAAGTGACAGAATGACGGAAAAGCTACCCCTTTCTCTTCATTATGGAACCGAAAAAATGAAGAATGAAGAGGGTTTCGCCGATCCAGCTCGTTCATTGATATTACCAGTCAATTCCGAGAAAATCAATGAAATTCAGGAAACCCTAGACGAAATGGCTGAGTTACAGAAACGGGCGTTATCAACACTTGAACAACAACACCGATTCTTATTTAGCAACAAACCAATGTTGCAACAAATGTGGGAGCTTACAAACCTATCATACAATATGGCCCAATGGACTACAGTAGAAAAGTATGCAATAGACGCGATTGGGAAAAGATTAACTAACCTTGAGAGGATTGTGGAAGAAATCACTCAGAAACTCAACATTGATTTATCGAACGTAAAATCAGAAATGGAGAATCTCAAAAAGACACTAAATTCAGAAGACATCGCGAGTGTTAACCAATTTGTCAAACAGATACAAGACAACATTGAAAAGTACAAGAGCAAAATGGAGGAAAACGACCTTGCCGAATGATATACTCCCAGAAATCATCAATACACTTACGGAATTGAGAAGAATGCATCAGCTAAACTTTGAGTTGTTGGAGCAACTAAGCATATCTTGCGGTTGGTTGATAGAGCACAGAGTTTCCATACCGAACGCAAACACATTAGCTTCATTACTATCAAAAGCAATGGTCCTACTCACTGAAATCCAAGGAAAAGACCCCAAGATTATACAATACCAAGAACTGTCCGACGAGTTTTTACAGCGTAAGAAATCCGACGGAGACTTGACAGAACCTTATTAGCGCAAGTTTTAAATATTAGTAGGGCATTTATGCTCTAACTATAAAGCAAAAACTGGTGAGAAAAAGGTGAAGGAAAAAGCTGAGTTCAGAAGCATAAGCGTCAAAGCCGACTTGATTGAAGAAGTCGAGCGAGTGATGAAGGAAAGTGGCAGATACCGGAGTCTTGCCGAGTTTTTCAGTGAAGCAGCCCGTTTGAAGCTTGAGTCCTTGGAGGCGAACAAGGCATGAGCGTTATTGAGAAGAACAGGAAAACCGACGAGGAATCCGCGCGGCTCAGAGCGGAACTCAAGGGCGCGTGGGGCGACCCGTGGGAGCAAGCCAGGAAGGAGAGGCAAGAGGAACGGGAAAACGAGAAGGCGAAACCATGAACAAGAAAATGATTGTTAGCGTATTTGGCTTGGGTCTACTCGTTGGAATGTTACTTTTAGTCGCAACAAACTTCCTTATCCAGAATTTTACTGACCATAACTCCGCTGTTCCACAGGGTTACTTGTATTTGCAGACTCAGACGTTTCATGTTTTAGAGGTCTGGCAGAACAATGAGACAAGAGTCAACGATACAACCACAATTCTAAACGTGTGGTATAACGTCACCTACAACGGGGCAAACGACAAGATTGAGATGAGTGTTTGGAAGTCCGTTACAGTCAACGTAACCACTTTCGAGGCTTACCATTCATTCAACACTTCGCAAGCAATCCAGTGGGCCATAGACAACACTGACGAAGTAGTGCAGTTCCACAGGGGCTACTACAATCTGACTCATAGCATATTCTTGAAGCCCAACATTTCTCTTTACGGGATGGGAAGCGTTTTCACATACGACACAAGGATGGGACTGTTCTCTGCTAATTCAAACGTAACGGACATTGTTATCAGCGGCTTTTGTTTAGGAGAGCTGAAAAATGAAAGTGGAAATCATGGCGGACCTACAGAAGGAGACGAAACAATGAAGTGCCCATGTTCATGCACGCCTCCCGTAAAAATGGAACTTAGCCAAGATGTCATGAACGACCAATGGATTCCAAAGGAGAAAAGCAAACCATGAAAACATGTGTAGAATGCGATTATTTCCGTGTTGAACAATGGTGCGAAAAACGGAAAGGCACAACACATGAAAAAACGCCCGTGTGTCAAGACTTTGAGGAAGTTAAACCATGAAGGACAAGTGCCGAAACTGCCGACGCCCATGCTTCAGTCTCACCGCCGACTATGAACCTGATGATTGTGGGGCGAGACAATGATCTGTTGGAAGTGTACGCTTCTATCCCTTCTCTTCAGATTCGTTAGAACCAACAAGGGCTATTGGAGATTCACGAATTTGTTCATGGTGTTTCATGGTGGAAAAGACTATTGCTACCCAAAGGTGGAGAAATAATGCGTTGTCCGAATTGCCACAGTTTAGAAACCGAAACCAACGGAGTCCTAGACGTGATCGACAGCGACGCGGAAGGCGAACTCGTAACGATGGATGCGTATTGTCTCAAGTGCGGTTTCAGGTTTAGCTTTGACGATTTCGTGCCGAGGCCAGAAAAGGAGACAGTACAATGACGAAGGTTTGGATTGAAATCAGATTCGACAACTGCCAAGACTACAATGCAAACATAAAACTGAAAGGCATTGAATTGGCGGAACTGAAGATCAATGTTGCCCCCTTCATTCATAACTTGGAGAGATTACAAGAGGCGATAAACAAAATGGTCCAGAACTCGGAAAAGGAGACGGAACAATGAGCGAAGACATCAACCGAGAATCTCTCAGTAAAAGTGTGAAGGTTGTTGGCGAACTGCATGCTATAATAGTGAATCAAAATGGAAAAGTGCTGGATGGGAACCACAGGATAGAATCTAACCCATTGTGGCATACGCAAACGGTCAACACCAAGAACCGCGCTGAAGAGATCCTAGTGCGTTTGCACGCTCATCATAGGCGACAGATTCCTCAAGAAGAAACCAAGGCCATGCTTATTGAACTGGCTAAGGAACTTGAGAAAGATGGGGTTCTAGCGGAAAATGTGACTGCAGAACTGTACAAACTCGTTCCTTACTCTGAGAGTTATGTTAGACGATTGTTGCCCGAGATATATAAGCAACCTGAGAAGGTTGAAGCTGGCAAAGTTTCTGCGGAACTAGTAGCGCAGAAATCTGCTGAACTAGCGCACCAAACTGTTAAGACTCAAGATACGGCTCTTGAGGACGCTTCGCTCCACAAGGCTGCGCCTAAGGCTTTCGACGCGGCTGAGGTAAAGAAGTGCGAACGTTGCCATGTGGATACGACGGTTCCTAAGACTTGGCATGGTCACACGCTTTGCAGTCATTGCGAGACGAAGGCCAACTTCAACCCAGAAGCCTATGACGGCTACTTCAGGTACTTGGAACGCGGAAAAGCCACAGCGACAACGACCCGGGTTCAAGTCCCGGCGGCCACGCCTTCATCGGTTGAATCCTACGCTGACAAGGACGCTCGGATGCACACGCCGCATTCAAGGATGGAAGAGAAAATCGTCAACAAGCTAAGGGCTAAGGGCTACACGGTTGAGACTGACGTCAAGTTTGTCGTCAAGGAAATCGTCACGATACCCGACTTCAACATCGCTTTAGGGCAAAGGGCAATCCACGGCTACATTGACGGCGTGGTTCACAATGGCAAGCGGAGGGACAAGGACGAGGAACTGAGGCTTCTGCTGAAGAAGCGCTACCCGAACGACTTGATAATTCCTGTTGACGTGAAGGGCGACTCGGACAAGGAGGCAGACGAGAAGATTGCCGAGATTGAGGAGGCGATGAAATGGTAGAATTAAAGACATACCGTTGTGACCGTTGCCAAAAGCAATTCTCTAAACCACTCGGTGAAAAACCCAGTTCCATAGTTCGCCATGATGAAAACTACATTCCAGACGAAGATGAAGAAGGGAAGACCTTCGAACTTTGTGATGACTGCATCATGCAATTCTGGAATTGGGAAATTCACGATGAAGATTTCGACAAGTTTGCAACTTCAATGACGGAAAAGTGGGAGAAAGAAGCGAAGGAAGATTAGCATGAGTGACCGCGACTACCTTGTTGCTGGCGTGATCCACGAGTTGGCCGTTGAGATTCGGAAGGCGATGCCAAAAGAGGATAAGAAGGAGACGAAGCAGTGACGGCTAATCATGAGACCAAGCGGCACTGCCTAGATTGCGGGAAGCCGCTGCCGTACAGGCGGACGCGCAAGACACTCCTCTGCCAACGGTGCAATGGCAAGCGGGTCGGGCGAAGAGCCTACGGGGACGCGGGTTTGGCTTGCGTCCGCTGGCTCATGCGGGTCGCCCACTGGACCGACGACTTGGACTTGGCTGTGCGCCTAATCTATCAGGCTTCGCGTGTCGTGCAGGGGGCGCGTTAGTTGCGCGTTGCCGAATACAGGTGGACAAGCGCGCTGGCCTACGGGCAAGTGAACTTGGGCGAAATGCAGGAGCTAGTCCTAGACTGCATTAGGCTTAATCCCTGTTTGACTGACCGCGAAGTCGCCGCTAAACTGTGCCTCAGGGACCCGAATGCCGTTAGACCCAGACGGTTCGAGTTGATGGAGGCGGGACTAATCACGGAGGCGCCTAAACGGGTTTGCAGTGTCAGTGGAAGACTGGCCTTGACTTGGAAGGTGAAACCGTGAGCGAGAACTTTGGTAAATGCGTCGTTTGCGGTAGCAGGGCGAATGTTGTGACGGGCTACGCCTTCATGGAGGACGGGTCGGAGCTTGTCGGCGTCGGATTCTGCGACTTTCACCTCAGGGGGGCTGGGCTCGCCTTCGCTAACCCCGTGTTCCAGAACCGGAAAGCGCTTGAGCTTTTCCGTGAGAGGCACCCGCAACTCTATATTCGGAACGTGAAGGGCAAGCGAATCGTCTTCTTGGAGGTGAGTTGAATGGAGTTCTTACAAGCTTACAAAGCAATCGTGGCTTCGCTGCTTGTCGCGCTTCTCATGACCTCTGGCGCCCTGTGCATGTTCGCGCTCCTGCAGGGCCAACTTGCCGTATTCTGGATTGCGCTGTGCGTCTCAGGCGTTCCGCTTGCTGGCACACTATACTTTGCAGTCAGGGGGCTAAGCGAGTGAGCGAGTTCACGGTAGACTGCGGGTTGGTCGGCGGAACCACGACCTTCGCCTTCCAGCCCGCCTACAAAGCGCTGCCGTTGGCTCCGCGGGGGTTTTCACCGACCCCTTTCGGACGTTTCTCCCATGTTTACGGGGTCTTCGGCAACGCCAACAAAACTCAGGGAACGCTGAAGCCATGACAGAACTTAAAGAGCCTTCGCTAAGAAAACTGTCCAAGATGTTTCACTTCATCACTCGGACTTGGAATCCTGTCGGTGGAGAATGTTTACACAAGTGTTCTTACTGTTGGGCTAGAAAGTTAGCTAAAAAATACAACATGAAAAGGTACGTTGGAAAGCCTACCCTACTTGAGAAAGAATTGCTTAAACCCTTCAAGGAAACCGATTTCGTGTTTGTCTGCGACATGATAGACCTTTTTGGGCACTGGGTACCTAAATGGATAATTGACACAGTTCTGAATCGAATCAGAACAAGCAATGCCACCTTCCTACTTCTCACAAAAAATCCAGCGAGATACAGCGAATTTGAGATCCCCGTTAACTGTGTTTGTGGTGCCACAATAGAAAGCGACATTGACCACGAATTAACGGGTCCACCCGAAACGTTGCGGTTAACTGCTATGAGTAATCTGAAGCATTCACGAAAGATGGTTTCGATTGAACCGATCATGTGGTTTTCGCCTAATTTCATCCGTCACTTACTTCCAATTCAGCCCGAGTTTATTGCTGTTGGGTACGACAATTACGGATGCGACCTAGATGAACCGAGTTTGGAGATTACGGAGATTCTGATTTCAGGGTTGGAAGTTCATGGAATCAAGGTTTACCGCAAGTCAATCAGGGAGGCAAATCCATGAGTGACCACGCTTCCACTGGAGAATCGGGTGTAGTGTAGTGTGTAGTAGTGTGTATGTGTAAAGATGTAAAGATAAAGATAAGATAAGAGAGAAATCAAATGCAGAAAACATTGACTCCAAAGATTCTAACAACATATGGAAAACCTCAGTATAACTATGTGCGGGGAGATAGACAAAGGATAGAACTGCACCGTGGTTGTCCTTGGCAACATGAATACTGCTATGAACCCAAGATTGACGAGGACTTTCCTATTCCGGCGATAGCCAAGAATTATGTTGAGATCTTGGACATGAACTTGCTTGCACGAAAAGACGCTGAAGGAATCATTAAGAGTTTACCGAGAAAGTTGCATGGGAGGAAAATCGTCTATGAAGCTGTTTGCGGGTTTGATTTCAGGTTTCTCACGCAATTCATAGCTTTAGTCTTGAAACAGGCAAATTTTGTGAAGCCGCGACTCGCTTGGGACGGATCCTTCTCTGACCAATACAAACTAAAAGACGTTGTTGAAAGACTTGTCCGAGTTGGTTACAAACCAAAAGAAATTTCGCTATTCATGATTGTCAACTGGAAGATTCCTTATTCCGAGTGCCTTAGAAAGCTCGATTTGATGAAGGTCTGGAATGTCAAGGTTTGCGACTGCTGTTATGACGGTGGATACGCTCACGCAACACCCGATTTATGGACGAGAGAACAACTAACAAAGTTCCGAAGGGTCTGTCGAAAGCATAACCAACTTGTTCTTTTTGGGATTGATCCACAACCTAGTATCGACGTTTTCGCGGAGAGGTGGAACTAGGCTTGCAGAAAACATGGGAAATGCACAATTTCAGGGTTGACGAGTCATTCATGCCAATATGGGATGAGTTCCGACAGATATGCTTCCAAGAGGGCGAGTCAGCGAGCGAGAAGATCAGAGAGTTCATTATGCGCTACGTCATGGTTCACAGTGAAGGAAACCCTCAGCTTCTCTTGTCAAAGTTCATGGACGACTTGCCTAAGAGCGAGTGCTTCTATTGTCACGGCCACTTCGAGAAACTCAAGAAAGTCAAGTACAAGTCGGGTTTGGTGGCTCCAACGTGCGAGGTTTGCCTATCTTTGCCGGCGCAGAAGAACTGTATGGTCAGGGTTTTGGGTGACGTGGTTTGATGGTTGAGGTTTGTACTAGGCCGCGGATCTGGCGTTGCCCGTTCCTGTCCATCTTTGTTGATGAACTCTTTAGGGCTGGGGATGCTAGGCGGTTTAGGCGGCTGTGTCTTGGGGAGGCACCATGTAAATGAACATTGAGTTGGAGAAGAGTGCATGTTTGAGAGCGAAGAACGCGAGGATGATGAAAGGAATGAGTGATGATTTTTCGGAATGAAAAAACAACAAAAGACTCAAAAGACTAAACCGAAAGGCGTTCTCTACATCGCAAAAGACAGAGACTCTTTCCTGAAATTCTATGAAGCTGTCCGAGATGAGATTTTCCTCCCCTCATTGAAGTATATGCCATCAAAAAAAGAATTGAAAGAACGAATGGAAAAAGGTCTAAACGAGAAAAAAAGTGAGGTCTTGAAATGACTGATGAAATGGGTATTGGTCATTGCGGGGTATACTGTAAGAACTGGGTGTGTGATGAGTGTAAGCTTGATGATTTGTGTCAAGGTTGCCCATGCAACGACGAAGAAGATTGTGAGGATGATGAGGAATGAGTGAAATTAAGGAAGGTTGGGGCTTTCCGTCAAGAAGCAACAAGGCACATTTCCTCTTGAGAAAGAGGGTGAGACCGTATGCGAAGTAGAATCACCAGTTTCGGTTTGCAAGTTCTGTGGCTCAGACAACATAGTTAAGAGAGGATTCCGAAACACTCAGAACGGAAAGGTTCAACGGTTCTTCTGCAATGACTGTAAGAGAAAATTCATTGTTGACGAAGGGTTTGAGAGAATGAAGGCCACTCCTGAAACCGTGACAGTAGCACTAGACCTATATTTCAAGGGAATAAGCATGAGAGCAATAGTTGACCACATAAAGCAGTTTTACGGAGTAGAGGTTAGCCATGTGGCGATTTACAAGTGGATAAGAAAGTACGTTGCAATGATGAAGAAATACTGTGACCAGCTAGTTCCGAAAGTAAGCGGAATATGGCACACAGACGAGATGGCATTGAACATACGCAACTTGGACAACCATGAGAATCTGAGATGGGCTTGGAACGTGATAGACAACCAAAGCCGATATTGGTTAGCTACTCAGATAACCGAGAAACGAGAAATCGCGGATGCTAGAAAGGTTTTGGCTCAAGCCTCAAGCATCTCGCAAACAAGACCAATGGCCGTAGTGACTGATGGACTAAGAGCGTACCAAGACGCAATAACAAAAGAGTTCTACACACAGAAAGCCCCAAAAACACAGCATGTCAGAATCCCCAACATACGAGATAGATCAAATAACAACATGGTTGAAAGGTTGCATGGAACGATTAGACAGAGAAACAAGGTTATGCGAGGGCTAGATGATGAAGCGACAGCACAGACAATGATGGATGGTCTGAGAATCTACTACAATTTCATAAGACCGCACACAGCACTAAACGGAAAAACGCCTGCACAAAAGGCGAATATCGAATCTGATGAAGCAAAGTGGATGTCTCTAATCAAGAAGGCAAGTGAACATCAGAGGTTTGAGACAAGTTCTTAAGGCGTAATAGGGCTCTTAATCAAGTATGGCTAAGAGCCCCTTCGAGTCTAACGTACTCTATTATGGAGATAATCTTGAGGTTCTCAGAAAACACTTTCCAAATGAATGCGTCGATCTGATTTATCTAGACCCGCCTTTCAATAGCAAGGCAGACTATAACATTCTTTTCAAAGAATCAAGTGGCGAGGAATCAGCAGCTCAGATTCAAGCCTTTAGCGATTTTTGGCATTGGGACAAAACAGCAGAGAAAACTTATCTGGAAATACAAGAAGACCCGAATCTTGTAGAGATGATTCAGTTTCTCAAGGCCCATCTGGGTAGAAATGACATGATGGCCTATCTTGTAATGATGACGATAAGACTTAGAGAACTCCACAGAGTTTTGAAGCACACTGGCTCGCTTTATCTTCATTGTGACCCAACAGCAAGCCACTACTTGAAAATAATCTTGGACAAGATTTTTGGTTCAAAGAACTTTAGAAACGAAATAGTCTGGCAACGGTTTACTTTTCATGCAGATGCTCATAGATTTGGAAGAGTTCATGATGTACTGTTATTCTACACAAAAACAGATGATCATATTTGGAATACACAATTCTCCATTTTTAAGGATTCCTACATTAAAAGTCATTTCACACACTCAGATAAAGATGGTCGAAAATACCAACTTGATAACCCAGTGGCACGTGGACAAGGACCACCAAGATACTTCAATGGAAGACTACTCGAACCACCACTCGGAACGCATTGGCGATGGTCTCAAGAAAACATTGACCGCTTAATAAAAGAAGGGGTCATTGTTTTCACTCGGACAGAAAGACCACGTGTAAAGCGCTATCTCGATGAAGCAAGAGGGCACGCCGCTCATTCTGTATGGACTGACATTCCGCCTATTAACTCAATGGCAAAAGAAAGAGTAGGTTTTGAAACACAGAAACCAATGAAATTACTTGAACGTATTATCGTCGCTAGTAGTAATGAGGGCGATCTAGTTCTTGACCCTTTTTGTGGTTGTGGAACAACCATCATTGCAGCTCAAGGATTGAAGGAAAAGAGAAGATGGATAGGAATAGACATTACTCACCTGGCTATTTCGCTGATAAGGTCACGACTCAAAGAAATCCACGTTTTAGCTAACAAAGATTACAAAATTGTCGGTGAACCTGCTGATCTTGCTAGTGCGGTTGAATTAATGAAGGTTGACCCAACAGGATACCAGTTTCAGTGGTGGGCTCTTTCATTGATAGATGCTAAACCTGCGGGGCAATCTGCTACAAGTCCACAGGGAAAGAAAGGTGCAGACAGAGGTGTTGACGGATGGTTAACTTTCAAAGAAAGCGATAGTCTGGATTTAAAGAGAATAGTTGTTCAAGTCAAAGGCGGTCATGTCGGGGCTCAGACTATTAGAGACTTGCTCGGAACAGTGGAATCAACGAAATCCGCAATGGGCATACTCATAACCCTGAACGAGTCTACAGAACAAATGAGGCAAGCAGCGATGGAAGCAGAATACTACGAATCACCTACATGGGGTCAAAAATACCCAAAAATCCAAATCTTAATCATTCCAGAACTGCTAAAGGGTTCTAAACCAATTCTGCCACATACACATTGAAAAGCTGTACGTACGCATTGAGTACTAGTCCAAAAAGCTTAAGCTGTCATGCGTCCATATGTTATATGACACTTGTAAAATAATCTTCAAATAGTCGTATATGTACTGTATGAATCCAAAATGGAATGTAGCGGATGAAAAAAGAATGAGTGCAAGTGACAAGGAAAAGATGCTGGCACTCGGAGGCATACTGCGCAGAATAGGAAACTTTGGGTCATCATGTTTTCCTTCTTCCTTTGACATGCATTTGACTTTACAGAAGACTGTCTACCTGATGCAAGCTTTCGGTTTGTATATAGGTTTCGACTTTTCATGGTATCTTAGGGGACCGTATTCTCCAATGTTGGCTCATCTTGGGTATGAAATCGCCAAAATGGAAAATTCAGTGCCCTTGGCGAAATTCTCCAATCCAGAGTCGGAAAAAAGGTTTGAAGAATTTCTGGAGTTTTTGGGTCCAGAAAAAGACAATGTTGAATGGCTTGAAATTCTCGCCTCGATTCATATGCAAAAGAAATTGCATCCTTGGAAACACAAGAGCGATATTTTGGAGATTGTTGTTCACAAACAATCTTACTTTACTATTGAAGAATGCAGAGAAGCATGGATCTATCTGGCACGACATGGTTTGATAGGAGACGAGGAATAGCTTGAAAAAAGAATTGGTATTATTGGAAAGAGGAAAACCCACATTTCAAGGAGACATCACCAAAATTGCTACTGAGATTCAAACTGATAAAATGGGTCTCTTTCATGTACTCTATGACTTTCTCCAGTTTTGTCAATCCAAGAAAAGGCGAAATGCAAGTGTTTCAATAGTTTTTGAAGACATTTTTAAGAATATGAAGATGGAACGCATTCAACCAATACCTGAAATTGTGCAAATCCTAGGAACTCCAAAGACTGTACACACAGTATGTGGTTATAACGCGTTTTTCTTTGAAGAGGAGGAAGGTTTCACAGTAGTTTGTCCCGAATTGCCTGGGTGTCTGACTCAGGGAAATACTGAAGAAGAAGCAAAGCATAATGCAGAAGAGGCTATTGCCGCATATTTAGAATGTTCTGCCAAGGTTCAAAGAAAGTGAACTTCCAGTGATTTAATGTCTAAGCTTCCGACGAATTGCCATTGGAAAGACTTAGTTAAAGTGCTGGAGAAATTCGGTTTCAAGTTTTTCAATATCAGAGGTAGTCACTATGTCATGGCAAAGACAGATTGTAGACCTCCAAAAATAATAACGGTTATTATGCAGAACCCCCTAAAAGTGGGTAATCTGCAAAGCACATTGGTCGAAGCAGAAATATCTCGCGAAGACTTTTTCAAATACTACAAATAGTAGTATAAGCCCCTCTGGTTAACAGACCTCCCCAAAAACTGCTTAAGACCCTAAGAGTTAACAGAACCGTGGGTTCCTAAGTCTGAGGTGCTGAGATTGCAAGAACAGTTACGACAAATAATAGAAGCTTTTCCTAAACCTTCCCACGGAATTGACGTTCAACATCCTTTAACTTTCAACGGTTTAATGAAAGAAGTCGAAGACATTGAGGAGTGGCTTGAGGGGTTGAGAGAGGTTTTTGGTGCGGGTTCAGGCGAGAAGAAGGAAGAGGTTTTGGACAAATGAAAACAGATGAAGAATTAATGAAACTGATAGAAGAATGCCTCCAAATAGGATGCGAGAGATTATGGGATAAACTTACTCCTAAAGAACGAAAGAAAGTTTTCTCTGAATTGGTGCGTGAATGGATTGAAAGTAACTACTGAGCTTTTCAGTGAAGCCTTTTCCAGCAATGGGCAAAAGGGTTCTGAGAAGAAGGGAGGCGACAAACCATAACTTCAAAATGGATGTTAGAACCCATTGATAGAGAAGGCAAATGAGAAGCTGAAAACGCTTCCACAAGGGAGGTGAAAAATAAATTGACGTTGAAAGAGGATTTCCAATTAATAAGGGATAGAATGCGGATGCACGTCATTCTATTGAACGCAGAAATCAGTGAACGACAGAACACCATAAGATACATGGAAGCTAGTATACGGATACTCGAGACAGAAGAGAAGTTGCTCTCAGTAACCGAGGGAAAACTAAGGAAACTTGACGAGCTTGAGCGGTTGGATGCGCCCTTGCCACAGGAAAACAAACTGAAGCGGAGGTGATAAGATGAGGTGGAAAACGGGGACATGCTTGATTCTCGCGGTCGCCGCTGCACTCTTTACTGTAGTATCTTTTCCTCTATTCACGTATTGTTTCGCTGATGTTACTTCGCTGAACATGGGTTATGTCTCAGGTCTTCTTCTCGGCTTCTGCGACTGCGCACTGTGGACAACGTTGATTGCTTGCGTGATGGGCGAGGATTAGACAGAAGAATGGTGACGACTGTATGGGGCATGGTCACGACTGAGGGGCATTTGAATGAAAAAAGGTAGGGTAACTAGCTCCGAAAGGGGTACTCACAAAATTAGTCCTGCGTCACGGCGGAGGATTGTAGTCATGCTTGTACACGGGTGCGTCTAAGTAGTTGAAGCCTATGAGTACGCCTTAACTAACACGGTTTGTTCAATGTCTATGTTCCCCGCTTTCAGTGACCCCCTATCTCGGTCTTGGAAGTCTGGGTTAGTCGCCTTCATTATAACGGAGTACAGGTCATTGGGACCCAATGGGTAACTGTTGGATAGGTCATCGGTCAACGTGACGTCCATGACTGCACCCTTAACAGTGACTTGAGGTTTAAGCTCCGTGATCCTCAGATCCCCGTCAATTCTGAAGCCGCCCGCGATTTTGCCTGCGTGAATGTGAAATTGATATTGAAACAAAGATGGCAAACTATTCATGTCCACAATATGACCTACGAAAAGAGGGTTCTTTGGGTTCCAAGGAGACACGCTAGAAATGAGTGTTAAAGTTGGGAAGACTCACTTAACCAAAGAAGAAATTGATGAATTTGAGAGACTACAACACTTGCCCAAGAAACGTTTTGAAGGAGACGAAACAATGAAAAAGCCAGAGAGCCTCCAAACAATGTTCCGCCGCTTGGAGCTTCAGGACATGCGGAAGCAGCAGACGCCCCTAGAGAAAGACGACTTTGGAGTGTGCGGGCACGCCGTCAAGATGGACTCTTTCCTCAGGACCCTACGGCGCTGCGACGTCGACCACATAGTCTGCGAGCACTATAATAGTTTTGACTTGGTGCGTACTTGCTCCACGCTGAGAAGGTTGAATGCCGAAAAACAGGTGTGATGGGGACGAGTGGCATCTTTTGCGTCCCAAACCTAGCCTAAGTGGCTTAGAAACAGTGCCTCGTAAAAGTGCGTCTAGTAACTGTGTTCTAGGATCGGTATGTCAAGTGCCAAGATAGCGCCCTTAATGCTACTGGCCTGTCGGTCCTGCCACTCGGGGCGCACAAGACTCAGAACCGTGTTGATGTCGTTTGTCGCAGTCCGCGCGAGAGCATTGGTGACGTCGCTGGTTACAGTCCAACTTGTCGTAGCTCCCTTGGCACTGATGTTATGGGTTAACTGCGTTACCCTGAAGTGCGTGGCTTCATTTATCGCAAACGAACCGTCGCTTTTCTTCTTCGCGTGAATGTGAACCAGTTGACCCGGCATAAGGTCGGGGGCGATAGGAGTTACGAACGTGCCGATTATAGGCGTACTCTGGCACCTGAGCAGTTCAGCGTAAGCGAGACGTGCCAAAGAACCTGTTACGTCGCTGGCTAGGAGACTGTCATCTTTGGCCACGTCATCCGTTATCACCTTCATCTTCAAAGGGTTGGTTGCGGTGTAGGCCGCGGCTGATCGCGCGCCACGTAGAACCTTGACGCCGCCAAGGTGAAGTCCATCGAGATAGAATTTCTCGCCAATAGCGAAGTACGTGTAGAGATAAATGGCGATCCAGTTGATGTGTTCCCAATCAGCGGGGTTGGTTATGGGAGACCACACGAATTTTTTCGTCTCGTCCGTAGTGGCATAGTGCGGACCTACTGGAAGCGAGAAGTGAAGCCATTTGTCGGCTACCGTGAGCATGTCCGTGATGTTGTAGGCGTAAACGTGAGTTGTGTCTGTTGAAAGGTTGATGGAGACGGCGAGTGCGGCGGGTGAACCTATGACGTTGATTGCCCCGTAAAAGTTGAGGAATGGCGGAGCGCCAGTTCTGCCCATGATCGTGAAGTCCCAGTCGGCTGCTTTGCCAGCGGGTGTGTAAGCGAAACCCCATTCTCCAAGAGGAACTGAATAACGATTGCATTGCTGCCCTACTGCGGGGCCGCCGGTGATGTCGGCTGAATCCAAGTCTATGGTTACGTTCGCGTCTTTACTCCAGTTGTCAGTTATCGTGTTCTCGGTCCAAGCGTCCCCGTTTCCTGGTCTGCGCCACATTCCCCCGTACAGAATGTAGTTGGCTTCTTTGCTGAGCACCTCGAACTCGAAGTTTTCAAAGTCCAAACACTCTGTTAGAGTGGTTGGAACCGTGTCTGTCCTCCAGAATGTGGGCCAATGCGCCAGCGCAGGGGCGGCGTGGGCGCCTACCGTCGTCAGGAGGAAGTTGGCGTCTGGCGCGACTATCCAGTGTGGCCCAGCGGACGCGCCTTTAATAGCCTGCAAGTAGTCGCAGATGTCGTTGATTGCCTTCATGTTCCACTTGTATGGGAAGGACACGTACCCTATGTCCCCTGCAATGTCCTCTATGTCTGCCGTGACCGTGTGCCCGCTGCCAACTGCGGTTCCGAGAATCTTCTCTACCCAGTTGTCTATGATGTCTTCCGTTATGGTCTTCACGGTTTTGTAACCGCAATTCGAGTCTTTACCATACTCTTTGCCGCAGACCGTTACGCCTAAAGGATAACCTGCGCCGTCGCATTCTAGGCGCAACATGTTGCCTGCTCTGGATTTGGCGGGATGGCGTTCTCTTATGATTCCCGCAAAAAGTGTTGTGTACGACCCGTCGGCAACGTCTTTTTCCTTGATTATGATTGCATCGTCGTTCGCGCTTTTGTTAACATAAACGTCGGCATCCGTGTCAACAAGGAGAACCGTGGCCGTGTCGAAACCGTTTTCTCTTCTGCGGACGGCGGTAGTTGTCGCGTCAACCGTGTAGTCCACTGCAGAATGCGTGATCTTGACTTGGAGTTGCGGGGTTGTTTGCCATGTTACCATTTTAGGAACCTCTTATTTCCTGTGGGATAGATTGCATCGAGATCAGCAAGCCTCCAGCGGTTACCGCCGCGAGTATCCAGCCGTAAGGCGTACTCATCTCCATCATCATTATGGTTGTGTGCAGCATCCTCGCAATCAATATCATGCGTTGAAGTACATGAATCGCCCTATCTACTTCAGGAGGCAACCCCATTCTGCCCATGAGACCCGTCACGCGGTAGAAAACGTACTCTAACTCGCGCACCTCCCCCACAGCATGGACTGATTCCACTCGCAGCGTCTCTGTCTTTATCTGTATCTTGCTGATGAAAAGCTCGATCTCTTGGAGGTTAGAGTATAGTTGCTGCACGTCTCCGAGACTACTCATGTTGTTACGATCCTTTGGGTTCTGGAATGAGTTGGAGAAGTACGTTGTGGATTTCTTCCACTTTCGCAATGATGTCTTGAACGTTTATTACGTAGGTTAAACCGCATTGGCAACCGCCCTTGTGTCCGTGAGCCAAAGAGCCAGATGTAACATCCCATACTACACCGTGGCTTGGGTGTACGAGTTGCCCGTTCATCGCGTTCGCTCCAACCTCGAATATCCAAGTGTACCCGTCAATGTCTAAACAGATTGGACATATTTTATGGCCGTCGCGTAATACGTGCCATGTGACGCTGATGAAAGCCACTTAGACGCCCCAGAACTGCAGGTCATTCCACGTCGTCTGCTGACCGCCGCTCCTACTGAATTGCTTCAAGTCGAACCGCCATGTCCTCAGCGCCTCCCCATCCTGATCTAAACTTAAATGGCGGGGCGTGACTTTGCAGTTAACCATGTCCGAAGTGAACCACTGAAACGGGTCCGCACTCGCTTCCTGCATAATCAACATCAGGTACTCTCCGAGGGGTATGCCCCAGCCCGCGGTGGACACGTCTACTCTTCCATTCAGAACTATGTCGGGGCAATTCATGCCCATGTACTGCGTCTCGTCTCCTATGCGACTGGGGATCGGCAAGTCGGCGTAAACATTATTCATCTCGAAGTGTAGACTGCCGCTGACGCTTGGAAACGTGAACCCGCCCCTGCAGATCAACGCGAAATCGTAGTAAACGTGATGCCCCGCGCCGCAGGCGCTGTCGCTGACGGCGTACAGCCTTATCTTGTCGATAATTTTGCCCGCCGTAACCGCAACAGCCTTAATTGCCCACGCGCTACTGAACGCCGTACCAAGTACCGTCTGGGTTCCGTCGGTGAAGACTAACTCAACCTTCGCGGCCAGCCCCGCGCTCGCGTCGCTCGTCTTGTACCGCACAACGATCCACGCGTAGACGTCGCTACTCAGGTTGGCCAAGTCGCACTCCCAGTACGTGTGCTGCGCCGCGGCTGATGCCGTGCCCGTGATGTCGAAGACGTCGTCGTCTGCCACCGTGTTGCTCGTGGCCGTCAGCGTCTTCGCTGACTCCTCCGTCCAACCCGTCTTCGAGTTGCAGTCCGCGAGGAACCCTTGGCCATGCGTGATGGTTGGCGCGGTCAAGTCGTGTCCCTCAAATACGTTACCTTGTACTCTGTGCCATATAGGATGCTGGAACCCATGGTCTTCGTGCCCTCGCTTGTCCTCTCGAACCCGCGCAGGCTACCCAGCGGGTGATCCTCAAGGATTCTGCGCAGTTCCACCTCGCCCTGCTGAACCGCCTTCACTGCCGTCACGTTCGCCTTGTCCATCGCCCAGATGCCGACGGGCACGGTTTCCTCGTAGCCGTAAGGCGTAAAGTCGTGGCCCTTCAGAGGCTTACTCTCCGGCTTGGCGACGGTGATTACCAAGTCGATGGCGCTGGGACTCTCCAATTCGAGTCTCAACGGGTAATCGGGATCCGCGTACATGACCACTCGACCCAAGTTCTGGCCCGCGTCGTCCTCGCAGTGGCTGTTGCTCCAGTACGCGTCCAAATACGCTTTTTGCCTGTGACGGGCGTCATCCACCAGAAACGTGCCCGCGTAGGCGCTGTAGTCAACGTCGGCGTGCAGGGGCAGAAACGTGAGGTCGCATTCCCTGTGGCTGAAGCTGTCGCCGACGAAGATTTCCCTTGCGGCGTGAACCTCGAAGTACTGGTTCGTCGCCGACTTGACTTCGTCGCCCTCGCCCAGCACGTCCATCGTCATGAACAACGCGTCCGTCCTAACGTACGTGCCGACCGAGGTGGCGAGGCGCTGGCTGCCCTTGGGCAGAAGCAGGCCCCCAACGGTTTTCTCGGCCCATGTCTTGGCCCTCCAGCCCGTCGTGTCGTCGCGGGCTCCGAGTTCGAGTCGCCTGCGGGTGACGGCGCACGTTGCTCCCATGCTGAGTCCTTAGCCTCCTAGTCGTCGTAATGGTACTTTTCGGCGCTTATGCCCCGCCAGTTCCAGGTGCAGGCTCCACCAGCCAAGTATATCTGGATCGTGTCTCCTGGGCGTAGAAGAAACGTGCCGAAACCGTTGCTTAACGTTATTCTTACGGCGTTGTTAATTTTTATGCTAGTTATCGTTGTCCAAGTAGCCCAAACTTCTACAGTTTGCATCTGGTTGTTTTTGTAGTAGGTGCCATCCCCGAAGGCGGGTGTGGCGCAGTCGGGGAACAACGTGCTATTCACTGCGACGACGTTTTCGAACCAGATCTTGCATTTGGCGTCGCCTGCCGTGTTTATGTCCCATAGCATAGTGCTTACGCTGGAATCCACGCTTACGCCCTTGATGTGCAGCATCCCGTGGAAGCCTACGTCCATGTACCATTTCTCCATTGTCTCATCGTCGACGTCTTCAAGGTACAAGCCGTCTATCGTGGCGTAGCCGTAGGTTGTGAAGCCGCCGTAGACCTTCAGGAACTTGTCGGTTCTGAAGAAGTGCACGCCGTACAGGTGATTGTATAGGCACACGTCCCAGTTCATCGCCAAGTCGCAGTCGGTTACGTCGAGTTGATGCGATTCCCAGTGGTCTATGCGGGCGCGGATGCCCGTGGTGAATCCTTGTACCTGAACCTGAGTCCACATGGTGGGTCCGCCGGCGTCGTCGCCGCCCACGTTCTGGAGGCACTGGATGCCCGTGCCCGTGAGGCGAACGTCGGAACCGTAGTCCCTGACGACCTGCACGTTATCAAGGCTCCCCTGAGCCATGCCGTCCAAGTCTAGGACAGGCGTCGCCGCGGAAGCCAAGTTTATTTTCTGCACGAACTCTATGTTCTTCAGGATTAGCACCGTCCCGGTGGAGGTGACTGCGCCCTTTGTTGATAGGCACTTGAATGCGGTACCGGTTTGGTCGTTGAAGATCTGTGTCCCGCCTTCCACGCCGTTCCGGATCATCTGCTGTGTTGTTCCCTCTGCCTCAACGATTAATCTGCAGCCCAAGGGAACTTCGAGTGCGCTTGTGATTGTCGGCGCAACGCCTTTTATCGCGATTCTGCCAGTGTACGCTGTCACGACGCTGGCGACGGCGTTCGGCAACTTCACGGATATTGCTGGCAGGCCGAGAACGGCTGCGTTGAAGACGGTTTCGAAGTGGGCGTCGCTGATGTCTACTCCGCCGGGGAAGTTGCATACGGCGTGGTAGGCGGCTCCGTCCCCCCAGATCGTGTAACTTGGGACGTGCCCGTTTCTTTCTCCGGCGATTTGGGTGCGTATGGCGTTAGCCCACTCGCTGGTTATCTTGTCTCCCGCATATTTGGTTTCTGGTTCAACCATCAAAATCACCATACACAAAATGATAATTGCTTGGCATACAAGAATCGCCTCAATTACTCTATTGCCCAATAACTCACCGTCAACGTGCCCGCGGCGCTGTGGTGGACCGTGATGTTGGTCGCGT